CAGGAACGCAAGCAGGGTATGACGGAAACCAAGGTTCAGTACACAGCTGGTGACGAAAATTCCAAGTTTTATACGAAACCCGATGAGGCTCCCATTTCCCACCCCGCTGAGGTTCTCGAGCGTCTCAAGAAGGAAAAGCCTGATACGCCCATGGAAGAACTGGTCAAGGAAGCGGATACGATCGTCGCGGCGGAGATGGCCGATCGCCAGAAGCAGCGTGAACTCGAAGTCGTGAAGGAAGAGTAAATAATATTCATATATACTAACAGATGCTTTCCACACTCGTGACTGTCATATTCGTGAGTGCGTTCTTTGTTTTGTTTTTTGAACCAAGGTGGAATTTAAAAAACAAAAGAGAAAAGAAGATAAAAAAGAGAAGGGTACCCGAAGTGAGCACGACTCATGGATTCGTGGAGGACACGGATGATGCGTTCATCATACCGATGTATCCGTCTCAGCTCATAAAGAAGGATAGTACTGGAAAAAATATACCAATTTACGGTAAGGTGGGTACTTTCAAGCCGTACTCAAGTATACCTGAGAATAACTGGCTGCATGGTTTTCCCCATAAAAAAGCCTAGGAGAAACACAGCGAACGCTATGATCCAGGTAGACTTGTCGACGTTCTTAAAGAGATCGAAAGACTCTTGTTGGGGAGGTGGCGGCTGATACGCGACGGGTTGTGGATATTCCGATGGATGAAAATAATACTCTTCTTCCTTATTTTCATCTTTCTCTTCGTCGTTCATGGTGGGGTTGTATTCGATGGGGTTACCGATGTCTGTCTCCATTTTTAATATAAAGAGTGTTTTTTTTAAGCGTCTTCTTCCTCACTTTCACTTTCATCGTCTACCACGAAATCCTTGAGATTTCCATTTTCGTCAGCGTCTTCTTCATCCTCCTCGGAGGAATAGTCCTCTTCATCTCCTGTGTCGATATCAGAATCAAAATCCGTGTCGTGGTCTTCATCACAGTAATCATCTTCCAGAACCTCTTCGGTGGGCTTAAAAAATTCAGGTTTCTTTATATTCCTTCCAGAACGAGTATGGCCGACCATTTACATTGTACACCATATTATTGTTTAAGTAGTTTTACGAGCTCTGTATCGATAACCGTGTGTGTTCGCGCTGTACTCTTTTTTCCTTTACAGAGGGGACACTGCTGTGTGATTTTAGACCCCTTTATCGTGTAGGACATCGCACGGTCTGCGTGGTCACCCTTGATCGTTTCGCAGTACGTAGAGGTCGTGAGTACCACGTAATTCGTCTTGTTCTTTTTGATATCCACGACAGTCGTTTCCGCCTGGCCTTCCATGAATCGTTGGAGGAACGCCTGTACCCTGGGTTTCGTATCGCGCTGATTAAACTGTGGTTTTTCGATACGTTTCTTGAGGTCTGGACACTTCTGAATCACCTCCTTGTCTGGATACAAGGCACTCAGAATATCGGGTGTGAGTGAGTGTTTTCGCCCACAAAAATCTTTACAAAATCCGTCACGTCTACACCTGATCGTCTCACACCGACAAAAACATTTCTGGGCTATGAACTGTCCACTGATGATGAACCAAACGTGATTGGACCCGTGGTCCCTGCGTAAATTTTCACAGTATTTGGATGTCGTCGACACCAGGTACGTGTTCTTAAACTTGAACAGTTTCGTGATGTACGATCCAGCCTGTCCCTCCATGTTCTTCTGAACGAACTGCTCGATTCGTGACCTGGTGACTTCATCCTGGACCTCATCCTTAATTTCATCCACCGTAAAGTTCCCCTCCCGAATGGTCATGGATGGGGCCTCCACGAAAGCGTTCTGTGGGGCATCCGTCCGAATCGCGGACATCTTTAGGATCTCAACACTCGGGGTCTGTTCGATTCGTATGATCGTACTCAACGGTTCGACCGTGTACTTGAAAACGGGGAGATACGATAATTGATTCACTTTACCGTTTTCGCATAAATCACACCCTCGTCCCCCACACACGTCGTGTTTCGCTCGCTTGTACGACCAAGGCATTCTGAAACCACTTCCTTTCGACTTTCGATGGAGGTCACCGTAGACCGCCGCGTCGACGATTTCATTCCAATCCGTCGAACCCCTCGCCTTTGAGAGTGCGACGAGAATATGTTCCCTGAGAGCGATCGCCGAAGACTGATCGACGACGTACCCTGGCCAGTTGAGGTGGACACCCGTCTTGATGAGGGCGCCACAGGCTTTCGGGGGGGACACGGAGATGATACACTCGCGACCACCGTTGCGTTTCACTTTATCACATATGATTTTACATATATCCTTGATTTCGTCGATGGAGAGGGAGACATTATCTTTATAATCGATGTCCACGAAAAAGTTATACACGGGTGTCTTCTGTTCCACCACGAACAGCTTCTCACCCAATGTGATCGCTTCTATGTACTTTTCATAGAAGTCATTCAATTTATCAAACGGCACGGAAAGGACGCCACCGTCCATGAGCACATGTGATAGATTGGTTGCGCCGTTGATTTTCTCGGCTAGACACCAATTTTTAAACATATCTATTTATTGGTCATCTTCTCTAAACCACTTCATACAGGATATATCTTGGAATACTTTTTTTTCGGCTAATTCTTTTTTAATGACGAGGAGTTCGTATACCGTCGTCTCTTCGTGTTCTTTCGTCCACTGCTCGATCTCTTCTTCACAGAGTCCCCTGTTTTTATTGAGCAAGTCTCGAATCTGCATCAACACGTACGCCTTAGACTTCATTATTTAATAGAAAATGTTTTTCTATTCAAAGAAGTTATACACGAATAAAATTCTGGATTTTTGATGATGTTGTCGATGATCAATTTCCATCGTTTACGTGTGTTAAACTCCTCGAGTGTATCGAAACTCATGAAATCGTTCTCGTCGAATGTCTTTTTGTACGGTTGGTGTAAAGCTTTTTTCACCAATGTTTTTTGTTTTTCCTCGAAAAATTTACGAGTGAATTCTTGTTGTTGTGTGCGTGTATAGTTGACGAAGAACACGAAGACGTTATACTCGAGATCCACACCCGGACTTTCTTTATGTATAAACTTAAACTCCGTGTACTCACCACTTTTTAGGGAAATGACACCTCTCGTTTCCTCCTCCAATTCCCGTAGAGCACACCGAATCGGGTTAAATATTTCTCTTCGTCGACACCCTCCCGTGACGAAGATCCACTCTTTGAATCTGTAGTCTCTCACCGTGAGAAACCGTGGTTTTCCGTCAGCAAAACTAACCGGTATAGCGATCGCCTTGTATTTTTTCATCGCGCATTCGCGAGTTATAATACACGAACATGTTTATTCGGCGACTTTACTCTCCTCTTCGACCTCATCGTCGTCGTCGTCGCCTTCCTGGATGGCGTTGAGTTTTTCCATGACCTCATCCGAAAAGTCTTTCATCTCGTACAATTCCTCCTTGGTCTTCTTGAGTTCGCGAAGCACAAAAATAATACCGATCACACATACGACTGTGGCGATCATCATCAGGTTTTCACGGTTAAGGGCGATCATATACAAGTGTAGGTTGTTTTCTTTTTAAGCTTTCTACAACACGGCACCCATAGAAGGTTTACCTGGAGATGGACACTCGTAGGCAGTTTGTCCGAACTGTACGGCTTCGTAATGCGCGTTTTCACATGATTTGTTTGTCGAGGGTGTGGGCTGACCGACAAACTTTTCGAGTGTCCTGGACTTAGGATCGTACGTCAATACAAAAACGATGGCGAGAAAAAAAAGAATCGTGAGAAACATCTCTTTAGTATTTAGTTAGAATATAATAGACCACCCATACCATTTTCAATACGGAGGACGTTGTAGTTCACGGCGTAGATATCGTCGACGTTGGAAGCCTTGTCGTTCACGAGACGCGCCGAGTCGAGACGCGAGAAGTTGAGGTTACCAGTGGGCTGAAGTTTCCCGGATTCGAGGCAGAATGGGTAGAAGAAGAGTTTTTCCATGGACACAGAGGCGACCGCTGAGTTCGAATGAGTGGTATGGTAATAGAGGGGAACCGCCGTGAAGTTGGGTTTCGCGAACTTGAAGTCGGAAACGTCGGTACCGTTGATCTGGAGCTTGATTTTGTTTCCCGTGGTGCTGATCATGGAGACGGCGGTGGGATTAGCAGCCGCGAGGTACTTGATGGGGTGGTTGAAGTTGAGTTCCTGCATCTTGGAACCAGAAGCGATCGCCTTCTGGACCTGCGTGATGAGCATGTTTTGGGGCTTGGATGCGAACATCTCACGCTCCTGGGTATCGAGGTACGCGTAGTTCGCGTAGATTTCCCACTTACTCGCGGCGGCGGCGGCACCCCACGTGATGCGGAGCTCGACATCGTGATACTGGAGGGCGATGAGAGGGAGGGCGGTCTGCCAGTTCTCACAGAAGGCGAAACGAAGAGGGTAGAAACTGACGGAGCTGGTACCGTCGTAAAGACCGGCCGAGACAGACTTCGAGGAAGTCGTCGCCGACAAGGTGGGGGCGATGAGGGTAGAGTAGGTCGAATCCTGTTCATCGATCACCTGACCACCGATGAGAAGCTCCACCTTGGAGATGACAGTGGTCCAATCCGTGAAAGCGTTGGCTTCGGAGCCGTCGCCCTTGATGGGCATGAGGTACACGTAGTTGAGCATGTCACCCTTGCGCTCGAAGCGGATGGTGGACATGCCGTTGTTCGAGACGTTGCCCTGAATGACCTGACGTTCGACAGTTTGGGAAAAGTTCGTGTGACGCTTGTAGGTAGACCTGAAAAAGCTTACTTCGGGCTGACCGACGAGGTGCACATCCTGGGCACCGACAGCAACAAGTTGGGCAATACCACCAGACATTTTATAATATAGTGAGACTTTATTTTTAAGCTCGGGGCGAAAGTCGGAAAGACTTTCCCGTTTAGATACGGGGAACTTAAACACTTGTCTCATAGATACACTAAATGACCGAATGGATTGAGGGTGTCCTAAAACACTCTGAAACGGAACTAAAACTTTTGGGTCTTGACCAAACACCCATCGGTCCTGCTATTCTCACTTTCATCAGAGAACTCCATGGAACTCTAGGGAATCAACCTGGACTCTTGAAATCCATTACTAAACAAGTTGGGGACCTCATCGAT